TCTAGCTTCCGAAGTGTCATACCCCAATCTAAGCTGGATTAGCAAGTCCGAAAAGCCCATAACACCCAAACCGATTTTACGGGTTGCTTTAGTCATACGTTCTATATCACTAGTTGCATAATAATTAGCGTCAATTACGTTGTCTAAGAATCGTACTGCGGTTCGCACAGTTTTTGCCAGCTCTGTCCAATTAATATTATCTCTTGGTACAGCAGTTGGTTCAGTTGAATCCGTGCGTCCGTTCGGGTTCTTGTAGAAATTAGCAAGATTTATTGAACCCAAGTTACAGGACTCGTTGCCTAATAGAGGTTGTTCGCCGCAAGGGTTTGTTGCAATCATCCTACCATGCTCTTGTTTAACGTGGTTGTCTCGGTTAACTTCATCAAGGAAAATCATACCGGGTTCACCATTGCGCCATGCCCCGTAAACCATTTTACTAAATACTTCACGAGCGTCTAATTCCCCCACCACTTCATTAGAACGTGGGTTAATCAAAGGGTAATGAATGCCCGCTTTTACAGCTTGCATAAAATCTGTAGTTACCCCAACAGAAATATTAAAATTGTGGATTTCGCCTTCTTGTGCTTTACAGTCAATAAACTCAAGAATATCTGGGTGATGGACATCCATCACAGCCATATTCGCACCATCACGTTTCCCGCCCTGAGTAATCATAGAGGAAACCCTTGATAAGGTTTTCAGTACTTCAATTGGTCCACAAGCAATACCGTGAGTAGTTTTTATCCTGTCTCCACGGGGTCGAAGCTTAGACAAAGCAAATCCTGTGCCTCCCCCAAATTTTTGAACCATTGCAGCGTCATGGGCAGCTTTCATAATACCCCCCATACTGTCTTCTAAAGGAAGCACGAAACAAGCAGATAGCGTACCCTGTTTTGTACCGGCGTTCATCAAGGTAGGAGAGTTAGGGATGAAATCTAAAGTTTCCATCATCCCGTAAAAATCATTAGAGATAAGTTTAACTTCTGCGTCTAGTTTACCGAAAGAAGTCTTCTCAACATCCGCCACCGCATCAGCGACCCGTCTAAACAAACCATCAGCGTTTTCTATGAGGTTCCCGTCATCGTCTTTTAAAAAGTATCTCTTTTCCGCTACGGTTTGAGCTTGAGAAGATAAAGTTACCATTGAAGCCTCCTAGCCTCTGTATAAGCACAGTAAACAAAGTTTATTTTCGGGCACCCACACAGAAGGACCACATCCTTGTTTTGTACAAGTTGGGTCAGGTGCATTTTGGTGCGTTTCCATTTGGGGATTACTAGTATTATACTGGTCATTCGGCTGGGGTTCAAGCCTTTTCATAACCTCTTTTACACCACTTTTGTCTTCTCCCCGATCATCAAATAAATCATTCATATTACCGACTGTTTGTATCTTATATCGGCTAGATTCATAAGCTGCTGTAAGAGCCATAGCGACTGAGAAAAAAGCATCTCCATGACCCATAGGAGTCTCTGGGGCTTTGAGTTCATTACTAACCGAAAGTATCTGTTGTTTTTGCCTTTCATCCGCCAATAATTTTAGATTGCCTGAATTCACATACTCTTCAAATATTTGTGCCATAGTATGTTTACTCTTAGCACTGAACGACATGGGCCACCAAGCTGAGTTAAGACCTCTATCCTCCAGTTCTCCTCTTGTGTTATCGACATACCCTTTAGTTATTTTGAAATTTTTAGATACATCATTTAGATATTCTATCTGAGCCGAATAATCCCACCCATCTAACCACGACTGGTGAATCTGTTCTAGATATTGACCATTGCGCTTAAAGATAACTAGATGTGATGGGTGTCTTTTCTTACCCACATCGAAGCCAGCGTAAATCTCATCTTCTTCTGTGAAGAGATGGTCAACTAACGGAGGTAAACTTCGTAGGGTGTAGTCCTCACATTTGGAAATTTCATCATGTGTAAAGTAAGCTTCCGTATTGAACGCTGGTTGCAACAAAAACTCAGATGCAAAAGATTTAGGTTTAGCTGCCTGAGTGTCGAGTAGAAATTTCTCAGTATACATTTCAGGAAATAAAACCCGTCTCCCCGGTACTGGGTCTAATGCAGGTAATTTACGGGTGACAAATCTATCATCTGATTCTAATACTGATAACAAGTCTCCCGGCATCATAGGAGTACCAACTATAATAATGGGAACCCCTTGATTTGGAATAAACATAGATTCCGTAAGAAAGTGGTCTTCTATCTTTTTCATCACACCCATTGCTAGTGGGTTCTCTGGGTCACGCAGGATGTCATCAGCAATCAAAGCACCGTTAACATGCATACCTCGTTTGAATGAGAATAGACCCCCATGAAGAACTTCTCCAATTGCTCCATCTACATCATACCTAAACGTAAAATCTGCTCGTGGTGCTTTGTTGGTAAACCATTGTTGTAGGATTGGGTTACGAGCAACTTCTTTGTTTAACTCTCCTATATGGTATTTAGCCATAGTGTCTGAATAAGAAAGATAAAGAATGTTTGCGTTAGTCCCCATCTTTAACATACGCCAAACACTAAAAGCGTGTCCCAAGATAGTGGATTTGAAATGTGCTCTTGGGAGAATGCCTACATAATGTTTACCGTTTTCCAAACATTCTTCGATATCTTCGCAAATCGTAGCCACATGCCAAGCTTTAAAATACTCTGGATGGTCAAAACCCTGCGACCAAATATCTCTAGTAAATTCCCAGAAACTTCCGACAGAGTATTTCTTATTTGTTTCTAACTTATCAGCAATTAAAGATAGCGCATCAGTCACCGAAACAGTCTCATCAGGCATTACCGGCTACATCCTTTTCTTCTTTGGCTGTATTAGAAACCAGTAACCGTAACTTGGCTGCTATACGCTGCATCGTTTCAGCATCGTCAATCTCATCTATAAGAATCTGTATCACGTCTTGCACAAACTGCAAATTTATCAAGCCTTCTAGGACTTGGCGTTCTCCTTGGATTCCAATAGTTGTTGCCTTCACAGCATCCAAAGCCCTATCAAAGGTTAAGGAATTTAGTTCTGTAGAAGCTTTACGTCTAATAGTTTCGTATACATCTAGATGTTCTTTTTGCAACCGAGCCAAACGTTCTGATTCTGTCTCAGCGGCTTTTTCAACAGCTTTTGTTTTGACCTTGTGTAACTCATTTTCCCAACCATACTTTTTTACCCAAGCGTAAATAGTTTGATTGCTGACATCGACAGAAAATTCAGTAGATACTGTTTCCGCAATCTGTCGTGCGGAATAAGTATCCTGAAGATACAACTTCAAGGCTCTGTTTTTTGCTTCTTGGGGTATAATTTTCGGCATGTTTTATTCTGTTGGGATGTCGGGATATTCCGCTGTACCGTAATGGTACGCTGCGTGTTCCGAGTTTTGAGAATCTATGCTACCCCCATACGGAGTACCGTTAGATTGAAGTAGCTTACTGAAGTCCATATAACCAGTTTTGTTTGTAGCTGCATTGTAGCAAGCGGGTACTTTAAACTTAGCCCCGTTTGAAAAGAAATTCTTAAAGTCTACACCAATCTCATCTCGTGTACATACACCCTTCCAAATCTCAGCTTGCTCAACAATAGGTTTGAAATGGTTGTTTTTCCTAAGAGTTCCAGATGTACGCTGCGTGTCAGCAAATTGGGTGTTGTTGATGCACTCAAAGTATTTACACCAAACAACTACGCCGTGTTTTTCTTTTAAATCTTCTAGTGTGGTACCTTCTGGAAACCTATCTTCATAAACTGAGGTTTCTTCCGTTTTAGGTCCGTTTTTAGACACATACATCTTAAAGTTCTTTTCCATGCCTTTTCCTCCACAATGCTATACAGGCTGCATCCGCATAATCCTGCTCTGGAAATCTATCTCCCCACATATCCTTAGCAAACGCCATAATATCAGGCTTTTTAGCGTTGCCTTTCCCTAATACTTGTCTCTTCCATGTATTGTTGTCCACAGCCACAAAAGAGATACCAGACCGATGAAGTCCGTATTTTATACCAGCTACAACTGAAGCTATCGCTATAGTTGCTTTTGCGTTTTGTATGTATATCGCGGACTCAATTGCCGCTGCGGTCATAGTTATTATACTTAAATCATCATTGAATTTATCAAGTATCTCGTAAAAACGATCATCCGCAGATTTCAAAGGACTGCCAAATTTACGTAAATCGACTAAATTTTCATCGTCATCTACGAAAGCCGCATGGACAGCCTTGGAAGAACAATCAAAACCGGCATAAATCATTCTAAATCAAAATTATGATTTTCAACTAATTCATTCAAGTATAACACTGTTTCAGCTATAAAATTTATCTTCTGTAACATAGTATGTTGATCTTTTTGGTGTATATCAAAACGCATTGATAAACAACACAGCTCTACAGAAGATAGGATATCAAGCATCTCGTCCATAAATAGACTCCTCATATGATTTGGTTCTAAGAGCGACCACTCTCGAAACAGTTGCGTAGGCAGACGTATACAATCGAAGTTCCCCAAGAGTCTTCTGATAAACAGTTTTCATGTTTATGCACTCTCTTAGCAAATCCATCAACGCTGGATTAGTCATCAACACTTCACCCCGCAAGTTTTCTTTACTAGGTTTTCGTTGATTTTCAATTCTGTATTTATCTGCCACTTTAAACATAGCTATATTATAAGCTTCTTCAAACTGAGCTTCCATAGCCCCTTTACGAGCCTCTAAATCAGCTACATGTTGTTCTAGTAATCCTTTCAAGCCCCCGTAAACAACTAGATAATCAGACAACTCTTTCGCTGAGGCTGTCATTACCTTAGAAAAGTCTAATTCCGTTTCCGGTCGGTTAGTATCTAAAACAATTTTAGGGATGCTAAGGTTAGCGACATAATCATTCGCTTGTTGTACAGCATCTACATAAGACCATCTTTTTCTCATAAGTCAAATTTCCCCTGTGGTGTAACTTTTTTACAGTCACAATACCATTCCCCAGTACACTTTTCCGGTATAGCTTTCATGTTCATTATCCGGTGGCATCTATCAACTATATCTGACCACATTTTATCATCCGGAATAATCTTAAAGCATTTCCACTCTTGATTATCTTTGTTTTCATACAAAACATAACCAATTTCATACTCAGTCGTATGCAAATACAACTGAATCTGTACCATATGTTCCGGTTTCGGTGCGGATAGTTTTGAAAATAGACTACTCTTAATAGTTTTCAATTCTAGAATAGCAGTACGATTCGTCTGAGATGTGATAAGGAAGTCCATACGTCCAGAAATAGGAGGGTCTTGATACTTTGCGGGTACCTCCCGATCTTTGAAAAGATCAGCTTTCACTAAATACTTTTCCATCCGATCTTCAAAAGTATTTCCGTGATCGAAAATTCTCTGTAACTTAGGATTAACATCTAGTGCGGGCAACATACCTTTGTAAGCATAGTATAGATACCTATCACACGGGTTACCTAAGGAAGATGGGTAAAACACTCCTTGCGACGGAGCACGACCGGGGTCTACGATAGTTGCTTCTATCTCAAGCGGTAGCCAATTATCCTTAGTAGATGTTTTAGTTACGTTTCCGGGTCGAATCTGTCTAATTCCTGCCACAGTCTAGTCCTTATCGTTTCTAACGTGTTTTCTTTAAAGTGCATTATATCACAAATGCCTTGTTGTTTCAAAGCAGCATCTCGTTTTTGGTCTCTCTTTTGTAAATGCCCAAAAACACCATCAGCTTCAATAACAGCTTCTAACTCAGGTAAGTAGAAGTCTACTGTGTATGGAGGGAACTCTGCTTGATACATATACCGAAGCCCCGTTTCCTCCAAACACCTTTGTATTAGTTTTTCTTGGTCAGTCCAATATCTGAACGGCATCTACAATCTTCTTCATCTCTTCAGGGAATTGGTCAGCAAATGCTCTAAGGTTGTCGAAACCCTGTATTCTCTGATCTGGAAACTTGTCGCAGTAGTACCATGCTCCACGTTTGGTGATAATGCCTTTCTCCAAAGCCTCTCTCAGATAGGTTTCATTTGTATCAATACCACCTTCAATGCGGAATGGAACCTCAACTTGTTCCCACCGTTCTCCACCAAACTTATCCTTTAGAAGACCAGCCTTTATCATAAACCCGACACGCTCGTCCTTCTCTTTGATATAAGAGCCTCTACGAGTCTCCATGACAGCATGAGCAAAGAATTGTTGTCCTTTACCTCCCGGCATAGTCTCTATGGCTGATACAGGTCCCATAGACCCCCGTACTTGGTTTATAACAACTAAGGCAGAACCATGACTAAGAAGCGGTAGCAACCTAATCAAAGCTTGGTTCCAAGACCTAGCTTGCCATGCAATCGGGCTATAACCAAAAGAATCTTTGTTTTCAGTAATGTCTTCCGGAATTAGTCCTGCTACTGAATCTAGAATAACGAGATCAGCACCATTCTTTAGACCTGCCTCCATCGCCCGATATGCATCTTCTGCGTTAGAAGCTTGCTTTACAAGAATACTCTCTGTGTCTAAGCCACACTTCTCCATCCAAACGGAATCCCAAGACATCTCTGTGTCAACCCAAAGAGCAACACCATCTTGACTTTGAACTGTCTTGCATAATTGACTAGCTAGATAAGACTTACCTGAAGACCACCCACCAAAGAATAGTGAGAACTTCTTCTTGGGAATCCCCCCATTCGTAATCCGATCAAGAGCCGGTATGTTAAAAGGAATCTTCTCGTATAGGAATTCTTCTGAATTACCTACTACAAAACCAAGATTCTTATCCTCTAATAATGTATTAAACAAATCATTCGCTGGCATCTACATTCCCCCGATTTAGATAAGCCTCTGCCCAAGCAAAACAAACAGCGGCACACTGAATAACTTCCTCAAACATACCTGCTGATCGTTTTTCATAAACTTCACGAGCAACTTCACCTACTTCTTCAGTTAGTATTACTGTCCAGTGCTCATCACTATTAAATGTTTGATCGCCCCATTTTTTATCTTGGCGTTCTCGTTCTGCTAGAACTGCCTGTAAAACTGTCATTCTAGTTGCTTCTTTAGCCATTATCCCCACCTGCTTCCTGAAGAATCTTTTCGACTTCCGCATCTGCCATTTTGTATACCTTGACGAAAGCTTTACCTAGCGCTTTACGAGCTTCTTCAAGTTGCTCATCAACATCATGGTCTAGCTCAATGTCATAAATACCTATTGTAGTCTTTGCGGAATTATAGTTACCTAAATTCACTGTAAAGGATATTTCTTGCGAAACCTTTGCCATCATAAACTCCTATCTCTTAATCCCAATCTAACAAGTCTACAGTAGTTAGTTCCGGTTCTACTGCTGGTATTTCAAACTTGCCTCGAACTGGGATTCCTTCGATTAAATCTATATCTTCCTTAGTTGCCCATGAAGGGTCACATACTTCCATGTCTACCTGTAACGGGAGATTCAAAGTGTTCTCCAGTAGCAAACGACGAACGTTAGGAATAACATCCATAGCTTCATCATCATGGACTTCACAGATAATTTCATCGTGCACCTGTAATAAAATGGTACTCTGTTTATCAGCTAAGTATTTGTCAACCTCAATCATTCGTTCGGTCAACAAATCCGCACTAGTCCCCTGAATCAAATAGTTAACCGCCTTGTAGCCTTTATCGTGGGGGACTTTGTAGATACGTCCATACTTATTACGTACCCATCCACGACGCTCTATCATTCGTACCACTGTATCGAAAAACGTTTTCGACCCTGCTATGTTCTCGAAATATTCTTTCTTATACCTAGCTGCCTCAGTGGGGGTGGTATTTAGTTGTTGCGCTAGTTTCTGCTTACCGATTCCGTAAATAACCCCAAACGTAATAGTTTTAGCAAGCTGGCGGTAGAACTTATACTCAGGGTGGTCTTTGTCTACCTTGAATGCTATCTTAGCCGCTTCGCCGTGGAAGTCTACATCCCCTTGTTTCATCAACTCTAACATCTGTGGGTTGTCTATGTAGTACATAAACATACGGACTTCCATCTGAGAATAATCATAGGAGACTAAAGAGTAGTTTTTTCGAGGTACAAACAAACGGCGTACCGCTATCTGCCCTTCGTCTTCTTCACTATAGGATTCATCACCAACAAATCCCCACGCTTCAAGTACCTCATTGCTAAGTTTCTCACTATCCGCAGATGACCCACCCTTAGAAGCAATAGTGGCTCCCACTCTGTCCCGTACTTCTGAATAACCAGCCTCATCTAATTCCACATCATATAATTTAAAATGGTTACGGGGAATATTTTGCAGGTTTGGACCACGCGAAGAAAGTCTGCCTGTAACAGTTCCCCAATTTGCAAAGGTTGTATGCATCACAGGCGTTTCAAGATAAGGGTCAACGTATGTAGACCTCAGCTTCAGCAACGTTCTGTACTGCCGAATTAGCCCTGCTACGGGATGGTTTATTTGAACAAGAGCGCCTTCATTCCAAGCATCTTGCCCCTTAGCAGTCTTCATGGGTGATCGAACCCCAACAGAATTAAAGTAGTTTCCTACCTGTTGAGTACTAGCAATGTTGAATACGCTCCCGGCTACACCATGAATCCGCTTTTCGACCTCCGAAAGCCGGTTTGTAAGCTTTTTCGTAGTAGATTCAGCATATTTTTGATCAATAGCTATGCCTCTACGCTCCATATTGAGTAAAACCTTCGTTAGTTCAATCTGAGTGCGAAAAACATTCTCTTGCTCACTATTTTTGATCTTTTCTAGCGAGTCTTCGTACACCTTAAGTGTCCAATAAGCATCTTTAATACAATATGGACCTAAAATCTCCGGAGGACACAAAGAAAAGTCTTTATTCCACCGGTTTTTGACTAAAACTTGCTTAGTTTCCTTATCGTAAGCTGCTTCTGACGCTCCAAAGCGGCGTGTTATGGTATCTGTAAGAGATAAGGAATCCACAATGCTTGATTCAGTAAGCCTAACCATAACTAGAACATCTATCAGGTCTTTATCATCTACCTTGAGGCCGTCTTTCTCCAAAAAGGGGACATCAAACTTCAAGTTGTACGCAACAATCCGTTTTATCTTATTCATTTCATCCATAAGTATGGGAAGAAAAGCTGAATCTAGATTACCCCCAAGGGTTTGGTGTCTGAACGGAAAGTAAAAAGCGTTATCTGGAACTGCAATACCTATACCACAAAGCTGGTTATAGGAGTATGGGTCTAGTCCATTAGTCTCACAGTCAATTACCCATTGGTCATGCTTTGAAAGCGTCTCAATAGCTGAATTAAATTGTGATTCTGATAGAACTAACACCCATATCTCCTATAACAGTGCTTAGAAGGGTAGCTTTTCGTCCCAGCCATCTTCGTCGTCATCTAGAGAAATGCTAGATGTCGGGACTGTTTCCTGATTAGGCTCGGAAGGTGTGTCGGAGTAGACATCCAACATGTAATCCTTGATACTAGGGAGGTCATTAACCTCTGAGTACTTACTTTCGGAAATTTCATCTTCCTTAGGAGTAGCAGTTATCGTGTAGGTTGTGTCCAACCCTGCTCCTTGCCGTCTAATACGGACGACACCCTTGTTCAAAGTACCCCAATCGTTATAAACATCTACCAACTGGTTCCACAAAGCGTTACTGCGACCCATAGACAGAGCGATAACTCGGAAATCATTAATTTCTTCCTTATACACTGTCTTTCCTGAAGGACCAGTAACTGCTTCCCAACGATCATTGTTGTTTGGGTTAGAACCGTGGAATACCTCGATTACATACGCCCAAAAAGCAAATCGGTGTGAAGCCCGTGTTCCCTCAGGGATTTTTCCCATCGGACCATTAGGTCCTTCCAAGACACTCCTAAAAGAGCCGCCGTCTTGAAAAGTATACATCCAGAATTCATCTAGGTACGGGTCGTTGTCTTCTCCAGTTGCTACTGGAATTAGAAACGCCTGATCACCATCTCGGAAATACAACTCCCTACGATTGGAAGATGTTCCCCGTTCTGAAGATGTACGGGTGCTACGTTCATTAATTGCACGAATACCGGGCATAATAATCTCCTACCAAAAACTTCTATCTTCTACTATCTGGGTTACGACATCCTTTTGACGAACCTCTTGAATATCTTTATACCCAGATGGTAATTCAATATGTGATACTTTAATGTATTGTCCGAGTGATGTCAAGGCTCTTTCCATACCAATTTGTCCAGCTTCATCAGAATCTAGACAAAGTGCTATCTCACCTACAGGTAACTCCTGTAAAAGTTCTACCTGTTTTTTAGAGATAGACATTCCTAGGATGGACACCGCAGGATAACCCAGTTGCGTAAACCACATAGCATCCAACGGACCTTCTACAACACACAATAGTGGGCAATCCTTTATGAGGTGCCCACCAAACAATACCTTAGATTTTTTAAACTCGTTCGGGTACAGATACTTCGGAAACCCCTGCTCCCTACGAACTGCCCAGCCTACCATACGTTGCTGTAAGTCATAGATTGGTATAGCCAATCCGTTCTCAGCAGTTATACCGGCATTCCAATGCTTTAGTGTACGTTTTGTGAAGCCTCTATCGAAAATCCACGATGGTACGTAACTTTGGTTGTAAGGAAATTCAACTTCCGGGAGTGTGTCAGAAACGGGTACAAAGTCATCAAACAAGTTAATGTTTACTGTTACTTCGTTATCCCCTATAAGTTTAGCTAGTTCTTTCTCAGATATATCTAAATACCTAAGTAAGAATCCTTTTAAACTCCCCTGACCACACCCCCGAAAGCAAATCCACACACCTTTACGAGTGTTAATCGAGCATGAGTTATGACTGTCAGCATGAAAAGGACACAATAAAGTGAATTGTTCTTCACCTAGAGGAACAGAGACACCAGATGCCTCTAATACTGCTGACCAATCAATCACTTTGCTTTTGCCTTGCGATCTGCTTTATTTGCTCGAACAAAGAGAACAACTTCGTTCTCATACCCGTAAGCATCCTTAATCTTACCTCGCTGGATATCTCCAACGGTGATAGTCATAACGGACTTACTTGGTCCTTTGCTTTTAGCTTCTTTGACCACAACGTCTTCCTTATTAGGCCTTAGCCATGTAAGTAAACTCATTCTAATCTCCTATAATCCTATGTCGAACTCTTCAATTTGACCAGAGTCAACTTTCCACGTAAAGGTGCAGTTATCGACCGAGAGGTCACCATCACGATACTTCTGGAATTGCACTTCTCGCTGATCGTCGAAATCTTCGACCATACACATTGAGAGTGCTACATCCGAAGCTCGTATTAGAGCGTCCCCAAATGCGACCTGATCTGACCGGGGAGGAGAGAACATATTTGCCCCTGCATCCCTAGTAGCTTGTGTTGATACCATAATGGAAGTATTTTGAGCCAGAGCGTAATTCTTTAGACCGTAGAACAAGCTGTGGCTTTGTTCCCACGCAGCCTTCCTAGAATCCGAAGTGGATATCAAATATACTCCATCTATCACCGTAATGTCGGGAGAGTATTTACGGATTAGGCTAGCAATACTGCCTAATGAAATGCTGTCCTCTCCATTAATGTGATCACATATCAGAAGTCGTTTGGTATTAGACTTCTGCAAAAAATCTTTATACTGCGCCTCGTCGATAGGTTGACCTGTACGCAAAGCTCTATGAGAAAGTTTGTATCCCATCATCTGAGCAAGAACTACATCTAAACGCATTTCAATAGATCGTTTAGACATCTCAGTAGACACTAATAGAGTTCTATGTCCTTCCAAGATCGCTGTAGCCGCTGTCTTAATGCATAGCCATGTCTTTCCTACCGTAGGTCTAGCAAAAGCAGAGATAAGGTCTCCGGGTTGCCAACCCATGCCTGTAGAATTAATCGCTTTGAACGGAGTCTTTATACCGATTAATCCGTCACCCATCTGTCTTTTCTTACTGCGTTCCTGCCACTCATCGAATCGAGTCATGTCGCCGGAATCGTAATGGAAAACATCCTCATCATACACCACTTCAATATCTTGAAGCTGGTTAGTGATGTTAGCAAGAGCCGCTTTAGGGTTATCGGAAAGCGTAGTTTTATTCTGGCTAAAAGTGTTTACTATCTCACGGAATAGAATTTGTTTACGAAATTCATCTTGAGCGTAATCAAAGCTTACGGTACCCGCATCCTTACGAAGTTTAGGGTACTTCTCTATAAGTACACTAGTCTCAGGAAATTCTTGGTATTGGTCATGGTATTCGTTTATGAATTTTACTGCGTCCCCATGTACCGCAAAATTCCTAAGGGGATACCTAAATCGCTTGTAGTTCTTACTGTCAGTTAGACCTAAAACTAATGCGGATTCAATAAAGTTAAAGTTGGTGCTATCCATAGAACTCCTACTTTGCTGACGGATAAAGAACACGACCTACATCGTTACATACATATAAGCGTACCAAGTCCGAAGTATGGTCGTCAACTAATGCTTTAGCATCTTTGTACGAAGCGTAATCCCCATAATCCCAAAGTTTACGCATTTCAAAACCCAATACTTTGAATTTGCCTTCAGGTGCTCGCCTTAAAGACAAATTAGAATAGCTTATCTGTTTTGGCTTTTGGTTTTCCATTTTTATTCCCCTCTAACAACATAACCAGTTCTTTGTATCGGGCTTTGTCCGATGCTTTAGGGAACCATTTGGTTTCTATCCGGACTAATTCCCGCCAAAGTACTTTATCAGAGGGCTTTGTGGATGTCAATACCTTCCAGTATAAATCTGGACGTTTACAATCAGGTAGATAGTAGGACAAAGCTGATAACGTAAACATTACCCTAGCTTTTTCTCCGTTTTGTTTCAGGGAGTCATACAGCGCAGCTAACACATTGAAGTACCCATGCGTATCAATTGCTTTTTTCAAAGCACTGATTTCTCGACCTATGAAGGTCTGAACTTCATATTCTTTGCCTGTTTCTTTTGCGTATAAAAGAGCAAATGCAGAAAAGGCAGTATTAGCATTTAAGTTAGAAGGAGATTTTCTCGCCATAGTAGGTATTAATCTTTTCTTTTACCTTTGCCGCTATTTTATGCGGCATAGATAACTGTAATTTTTTACTTATTTCAGTATTAGTATACCCCATTAAACGTAAATTAATAAAAGCTAACTCAGTTCTAGTGAAATCTATATATTCTAGGTTGTGTATTGTATTAAAGTCTTCTAATACGGAAATCTTTTCTTCGATACGGTCTTTGAGATCAAACCCGTTTTGGTTTTCAACCTCTAAAGGAACTACATAAAAGTTACGCTTACTTTTTTGGGTAGCTTTAAAAAGTAAGGTGCGGATTGTATTAACCATACTAGTATGTAGATATGTATGGAATTTTACCTGCCGTGTGTCATCATACTTTGCCGCTGCTTTACATATTGCCAAACGCAGCTCCTGAGCCAAATCGTCTCTGTCTAAACCGTTTATAATGACCGACGAAGCCATTTTTTGGACTTTTGGCTCCCACTGTACAATCAGTTCATTATTTATTTGCACTATGAAAGCTCCTATACTGTTTATAACAATCTCTACTACAATAGGTGTTTTTCTTGCCTTCTCTTATTCGTGCTTCTTGAACAACACGTCTCCGGTAAAAGGGGGAACGACACCACTCGCATATAAGTTTAACATACTTTAGTTGGAACATGCAAGCCCCATCATGGGCGGCGTTATTTTTTATGTTGCGGACGGGGAATACCATTTTACCGCAAATTTTACACCACTTACGAACCCGCTTCCTTTTTTTGGGTTTAGGAGTCCGAACTGACGCAGTAGGCAAACCATTTCGTTTTAAAACACCCCAAACGTTCTCTCTTGTGCTACCTATCTTATCTGCAATTTCTTGCAGGGTCATCTCTGGAAATTTTGTCCTTAACCGTTTAGCACGTTTACTTTTTTTCACTAGAATTCATCTATAGATGCTTGTGCTCGTTCGTAGGCTTTTACGTTACCGGTTTCTAAAGCTTTCCACTTAGCTGCTAATTTGGTAGCATCAACCGTTCCTTCATCGTCTCTAATAATAAATGAAGATGCGGCAAGAATCCTTTCCCATTGAGCATCTGTAAATGATACGGTTACATCTGGCATTAGTTGTTCTCCTTTAGTTCTTTAACTTCTTTACGTAATTTTGTAACTTCATGTAACAACATAACTGATAGACTATGATATTTTACTGATTCTGGTTTACCTTCTTTATCGTAATTAACTAGTTCTGGAAAAACTTCATCGACTTCTTCGGCAACCAAACCTATATCTGGAGCATTGTTTAGTTTATAATCATAACTTACAGGTCTTAAAATATCAAGTTTTGAAGAATCAAACACTAGGTTTTTTACATTTTCTTTATATTGTATTGAACTAGATTTTTTAGCTATCTGCCCTGATGCTGTTACAATTAAATCTGTACCTGTTGTGGATGCTGAGTTAGAAAAGAATATTGTATAACCATAAAATTTATCAACTTCATAACTAGACGAGCCTATGTCATACCCCGCACCCCCCGAACCATCCGTTGCGGGTACTAGATCACCGCCTGTACCTATTGACCATCTAGCAGTACCAGCAGTAGAAAACGCTAAAATGTTTGTGCCACCTGAGTACATCCCAGTATAAGTATCTGGCAAAAACGAGAAGGTAGGTGAAGAAGCTGACCCACTAGCCGAACGAATATTATTTCCTATGGTTGCTCTATTAGTTCCGACACCATCGTATGTATATAGGACACCTCCCACCATCTCTATACGCCCTTGCAGACTGCCCGTACCAGTAAAGTATAGGGTTGGGGTACCACTAGAATCGATTATTTCTATATTTCCCTGAGTAACAAAACCAGCGTCGGCTGAGTAACCGATACCTACACCAAAATTTGCTGCTTGGTAAAGGGTGGGAGGACTAGCCCCATTGTGAGCATATACACCTAATGTAGATTTACTATAAGCATATGATGCTTGTAAATGCCCATAGTTAGTACCACTTG